ATTTTATGGACCGTACGCTAATTCTCTAATGGAAAATTTTAGAGAAGTATCGTACGCTGGTAAAGTTGACAGATTAGGCTCTTCATGGTCTACCATGATGAGCGGTCTTTTTGAGAAGTCTCCCATAGGATTTGGAGCCGATTTTGGATCCTATGATGGACGACTCGAGAAGTCTCGGATGATGCGTTCGATGAAACGAATGTTGATTCCCGTAAAAACAGTGCTTTCTCCTCTTCAATTGAAGATGGCTGAAGCCCTGATAATCTGTGTAACTGAACCGTGGTATGCATTTGAAGGGGTCCTGGTCTCTGTGCCAGGATCCCTCGCTAGTGGTGTTTGGGTTACCCAATTTCTCGGTAGTGACATGACGCATACTATGTTGTACGAGGCGTGGTTAGCAACCGTGCCTGTAGAATATCGTAGTATGTATCATTTCAAAACTTTTGTAAGTTTGCGAGTTATGGGTGACGATCACATTGTGTCCGTCATCCCTGCTATGACCAAATATTACAATGGTGAGACTGTGTGCGACTATTTTGCTAAACACAAAATGGAGTACACCTCACCAGAGAAAAATGGTAAACCTGAAGCAACACTTCCTCTCACTGATATCAGTTTTTTGAAAAATAAAACTGGTAGTCAGTGGGGAATGTATATCCCCCTTATGGAGAAACAAGCTGCTCTCGAACCGATTAATTGGATTCGAAAACATCCAATTATGACCGACGATGAGCTCACCGAAGTTAACGCAAATGGAAGCTTGCGGACCATATTCTTTTACGGTCCCGAATTTTTTAATCAAATTCGTGACGCGATAAAAGCCGCAAAACCTTCTTACAACTTGCTAACCTATGGTTATCTTCGAGCTACTTTCCAGTCATATGGAACGTTCCCCGGAGCCGAACATGGTGAAGCGAGTTTTTACGATTTGACAGGCCTTCCTACTGGGAATGTTGCACCAAGCGAAGAGATAGTAAAACTTAAGAATTTTTCTCTCTCTTCGATTGATGCAGATCCCCAAATGGACGACCAGCCAAATAAACATCGGTTTGTTATTCCTACTCATGAAATGTTTTCTGGAAAAAACTTGATTGAGTTGGATGAAACATGTCCTTTCTCCATTCCTGCCCTTCCTCCTTTCGATCCACGACAACCTGTCATCTCTTCTCAAAGTCTTGACCCCTTTGCCTCCCCTCCCCCGATTTCCCAACCTCTCACACCCAGAGACTTGTCTCTGGATGCCATAAA